GATGTATGTGGCAGGAATCATCTGTTGGTTCTCCATCTGCTATCTGGCAGAAGAAAGATTTAAAACGTTCACTGTATCGTGCAGTGATGAATGTTAATATTCTTGAGGGTATTAGATTTTATGTATCGTTTGCTTGTAGTTTTGCCTTTGGTGAGTTGAAATTTATGGAGGGAAGTGCAAAAATCATTAGTTTAATTGCACGAGATGAGTCACAACACCTTGTCCTCACTCAAAACATCATAAAAAACTGGGTTAATGGTGACGATCCTGTGATGCAAGAGATTATTGAGGAGGAAGAGGACAATGTAATTGAAATGTTTAAGGCAGCAGTGCAAGAAGAGAAGGAATGGGCAGAGTATTTGTTTGAAGGTGGTAGTATGATAGGATTAAATGACAAACTACTCAGTCAGTATGTTGAATGGATTGCAAATCGCAGGATGAAATCAGTAGGTTTAAAACCTATATACGATGTACCTGCACGTAACAATCCCTTACCTTGGACTGAGCATTGGTTGAACTCTAAGGGTCAACAGAATGCACCACAAGAAACAGAGATTGAATCTTATGTTGTCGGTGGTATCAAACAAGACGTTAAGAAGGACACCTTCGCTGGATTTAAATTATGATTTTTTGGATTGGTTTCTTCGTTATGTTTTTTAACGAAGGTTTCGTTATGATGAGGCACGTATCACCGTGGTTCGCAAGACAAAGAGATAAACTCATTCATAAGTTTGGTGACAAAGTATGGTACAGATTTCACGGTACCTTAGATTATCTTTGGATGGGACTAGTAACACTTGGTTTGGTAGTCAACGATCATAGGTTGTTACACGTCTTAGTATTAGTAACTTTCTGGACACTCGCTTGGTTAATATTTTATCTACCTAGATGGATAAGAGATGGAGGAGTGGATGGATGATGTACATAGGTGAGGTTCCTAAGTCTGTTAGTGAACCGTGTAAAGCAAGACTATTACACAACTCATATTGGCCTTGGTATATTAATACTGAGACCACTTCATATGATACAAACTTCGCTACGTCCATACCTGATGAGGTTAGTGGTGAAGATCCTCAGTTCCTACACACTTGTATTAATACCCTAGGAGAGATAGTATCTCCTGATGCTTACGAGAAGGTGTGTGAACCTGTATGGAAATGGATAGTATCTAACACAGAGATGCCAGAGTTTGATTCTTTCAGAAGGATAAAGATTAATCTTTTACCTAGAAGGGAGACAAAACATCTATACCATACTCCACACGTTGACTTTGACCAACCACACTGGACTATCATTTACTATGTGAATGACTCTGATGGTCCTACTATCTTCTTTAAGCAGAAGTATGATGGTCACAAACAAAAATTAGAACTTAAACAAAAGGTTGAACCTAGACAGGGTAGGTTCGTCTTATTCGATGGGTTGAATTACCATACAAGTAGCAACCCACAATATAATGACTGGAGATGCGTAATCAATTTCAACTTCATCTCCGTTTCCTCAGAGAACTTAAACGAGAACTGAAGCAGGAACCGAGAGTAGAACTAACGAAAGACTGGTATAAGAAGTGGCACGCAAGGAAACCAAATGGTCCACGACGATACAAACGGTAGTCTTTGTAACACTTTCTTGCTAAATAGTAATGGATATGTTATCATATCCTTACGTTCGACCCTTCGGGGTTGCAAGTAGGTCACGGAACGGAGCGTTCATCCCTATGATGCCCTTGTTATTAGCTGCTTCTTTAACTTGTCCTGAAGCTAATGAACTCATCGAAAAGATGAGGTCGTATAGTGTTGAGGATAAAGTTAAGTCTGAAATGATTCAGATTGTCAAGGAGGAGACACAAGAGTGTTGGGACGCAAATGACTAAAGGAACGGGGCTAAAAATCCAATTACTTTAGGAGTAAACCAATGGCACAAGTCACTTACCGTGGTGTTAAGTATGACACCAACAAAGCACCAAGCACACGCTGCAATAAGGCTGAACTGTCTTATCGTGGAGTCAAGTTCAACAAAGAACTATGCAATGCTTAACCTACTAGCTTGATTGTTAGAAATGAAGAGACCTTGATAGGTCTCTTTTTTTGTGCTACTATATAATCTAATTGCTTTCTATTATACCTATGAAGATCTTTCTCGATTGTTCAGATCCCGATCTGATTAGACACGCTAATGAGACAGGTCTTGTAGATGGTATCACTACCAATCCAACTCTAATGAAGAAGTTGGGACAAGACCCACAAGAAGTTATCAAAAAAATAGCAGAGTTGTTCCCTTGGGACTCATCTATATCTGCTGAAGTTGTTGGTAGCAATGCAGATGAGATGTTAGAAATGGCATCTGATTATATTAGAATAGCACCTAACATTACAATCAAATTACCTTGTAACAGAGAAGGTTTGATTGCCTGTGGTGATCTATCAGCAGATGATATCTCTACTAATGTGACTCTTGTATTCAGTCCAGCACAAGCAATCCTTGCTGCTAAGGCAGGTGCTTCATTCATCTCACCTTTCATAGGAAGGGTTGCAGATCAGTACTGGGATGGACTGACACTTATCAAACAAATCAGGAAAATTTATGACAGAAATGATGTTAAAACTGAGATACTTGCTGCAAGTATTAGGAACCCCATTGATGTACCCAATGCCTTTGGAATGGGTGCTGACGTATGCACTATCCCGTACGACATATTCAACAAATTGTTTGACCATTGTCTAACAGATATGGGTTTAGATTTGTTTGATAAAGATTGGGCACAACTAATGGGGGATTTACACCCCGATGAATGAGTTAATGTATCTGTTGAAGACAAAAGCTTACCGTGAAGGTGAGTTTACTTTGTCTTCAGGCACTGTTAGTAACCATTATGTCAACTGTAAACCTGTGATCCTTAATGGTACAGGGTTACGGTTAGCATCAGAACAGATGCTAAGGTATGTTGATACAGATTGGGTGGCAGGTCTTACATTAGGTGCTGATCCATTAGTATCAGGTGTAGCATTACTAGGTAACATTAATGGTCTTATCATTCGTAAGGAACCTAAAGGACACGGTACTGAATCACAAGTAGAAGGTCCATTACCACCAAAAGGATCTACTATAACAGTACTAGAAGATGTAACTACTACAGGTGGTTCATCTCTTAAAGCAGTTAAAGTCTTACGTTCTCTTGGTTACTTTGTTGATCGTGTAGTTACTATTGTAGATAGACAAGAGGGTGCTGAAGCAATGTTTCGTGATGAAGGAATAGAATTGTGTAGTCTCGTTGAACTGGAGGAGTTATATGAATAAGTGGAAGGTTACCTTCTTGCACGAAGGAAATGAGTATGGTATGATGGTAGAGACACAATACGCCAAGGACGCTAATGATCTAGCAAAGGTTATGGTCAAAGCGATTGATGGTATAGACATTAATCCCACGGAGGAACCAACCAAATGGATCGAGAGCGAGTAAAAGAAATTATCAGACAACTCAAAGCCATCACCTTTGAGCTTGAGTCTGAGGTCTGGTCAGACGTAGATAAATACGTATCAGGACCTAACATTATGATCGGTGATGACAACGACGGAGAGTACGAATGAAAATTCTAGGATGGAAACCACCCCAGAGACCACAGTGGTTGAAGGAGGTTATGAAAACCCCTGGACCTATCAAGGTACAGCTTTTACTTCTAACGACATTAACGATTTCTTCGGTTACGTCTACCGTATTACAAATCTCCAGTCGGGCAAACAATATATCGGACGGAAAAATTTTACCAAGCGTAGAAAGCCTAGAGGTGGGAAACGCCGTGTTTCGTCTGAGAGTGACTGGAAAAAGTACTACGGAAGTTCTGAGGAGCTTAAGCAAGACATTAAAGAACTTGGACGAGAGCTTTTCAAGCGTGAGATCCTCAGTCTCCACCACACTCAGGGAAGAGTAAACTTCGAAGAGACAAGACAACTGTTCATAAATAACGTACTAACAGAGGCAGGTCCCGATGGGGAGCCTGCCTTTTATAATTCAAACATCCTTGGGAGATACTATCGCAAGGATTATTTTATGGGTTGAAGACATACTGAGTATAAATACTTGACAGGATGTTTAGATTTGCTATATAATTATGTTACGTTACTTCACAAAACTTAAATGACTGTAACAACAGAAGCAGGTGGCAGACAGAATATGTTTGCGACTGAACCTCAAATCCAAATCATCCAGCAGGACAAAACTATGAACGAAAGAGCAGAACAAACCAACGGACGTTGGGCAATGATTGGTTTCCTAGCAGCCATCGGAGCATACGCTACAACAGGACAAATTATTCCAGGAGTATTCTAAAAACAATGGGTGAACTTCAAGCAGCAACAGAAGCAGTAAGTCCAATAGTCGCCTTAGTGTTCCCCTTTATTCCAGTAGTTATTCTATTGGGATTTTGGGCAGCTGCTGGAGGTGGATTCGTTGATGATGATGACGATGATGATTTTCAAGGTGGAAAAATGATTCCAATAGCACTACCCACTGGAGCATAACAATGTATCAATTACTATTTCTATCAACCATAGCCGCTTGGGTGTACCTAGATGTTGGTCAATACACTCTTCAATAGTCCGTGGTACCCTCTGTATGAGTTTGCATTCTTTGTGAGTGTGGGTATGACAGCAGGATCTTTAGGACTAATCTAACCATCGTTTGCAACGGTGGTTTTTTGATGCTATACTAAATAGATTCGAACTGAATAATTGCTATGGCAACCGTAACGTTTAAGTCCACAGAAGGAGAGACTCAATCCTTTGAATGTGCTTCTGATCAGTACATCTTAGATGCAGCAGAAGAAGAAGGCATAGACCATCCATATTCTTGTCGTGCTGGTGCGTGTAGTACCTGTGCAGGTAAGGTAGTGGAAGGCACAGTCAATCAAGAAGATCAATCCTTCTTAGATGAAGACCAGATCGAAGCAGGATTCGTGTTAACTTGTGTAGCATATCCAACTTCCGATGTAACAATCCTTACGGAGCAGGAGGAGCATCTTTACTGATGACTGCTGATCTATGGGAGGATATGGATAGACTCAACACACTCTATGAAGAACTGTGTTGGGATCACGAAGATGAATTGCAATTTACCATTGAAGGTAACAAAATAGTCATCACTAACCTTGATGCTGATGACTAAGCGTACCTACAGTTTGCAAGTTGAACAGAATCCAGACCACTGGATTACTCTAAAGAAATACTGTGGTCTCTCCGAATCAAAGGCTAACTTCTATGTTAACCTTTGTAATTTCGGTAAAGATTATGTACCCTATTACAAAAACGTGAGGATGGTTAATGACCTATAAGATTACCGACAGTATATTAGAACTGCGTCAACGATGTCTTAGAGACTGTGTGGATAGAGCAGGTCAGCTAGAACAAAAGCACTACGACTTTGTTGATTGGGTAATAGATACAGGAGAATATAAACAACTAAGAGACGAGGACTTTCTCTTCAAATCAGACCTCGCACAGATATACATTAAGTGGTATTACAATGTCTATACGGAAAGAAAATCGCAAGGCGGCAAAGAAGATCATTAAACTTGCCAAAGAACATAAAGGTTGGTACACTGACAGTGACATTAAGTACGCTAAAATGATTAAGAAGCAGACAAAAAAGAGGAAGGATGCTTAACTTTCTATTCTTACTAAGCACTTTTATACTATTCATTATGGCATTGAGACTTATGTCAGGTGGGTTTGCAGCGGCAAGAGAGTTAGGTGCTGGTAAGTTTATAGAAACTAAGAAGACAGTTACTAAACCACCTCATCCAGAACTATCAGAGTTGAAACCTGGTGATGAGTTGTTGGTTGTAAATTTCACACCTGATGAGGAGTTTCAGAGGAGAGTGTTAACTTCTGATACAAATCTGTCACAGTCTTTGAAGGAAAGGATTGAAGAGATAAATGATCCGTGGTATGATGACGACGATGACGATGACGGGGACATACCCGCTGTTGTCAGACGCTAAATATTAAAACCACCCCCATATTTAAATGACAGACTCAAATTTAGCAGGTCAACCAGTGGATCCAGTAACAGGTTTAGTCGGAGGACAAGACGTTACTTTCACCACAGGTGTTGATCCAGCATATGCACACGCATATCCACCAGCAGGAGATGGAAGTACATTCACAGTACCAGACCTACCACCTGCATCTCACGCACCTCATCCAGAGATCCTAGAGAAACTTGATCACGTACTAGAACATCTGCATACTTTAGACAGTAAGGTTAATGATCTTCATCAGAGACTTGATGACCATAGTAATCATCATCAACCTCTAGAAGGACACATCACTTTACATCCAGTCTCAGCACCAGGTGCTACTGTAACAGGAGACACTACTACATTAGGATAATGGGACTACCACAAATTCCTTATGATGAATGGTTTCACAACCCCCTTGATGATATGCCTATTGCAACTGACAAAGAACCAATTGATACATCACCCTCAGAGATACAACCTCCAGGTGTGGATCAAGAGGAAGAAGACGTAACGATACACGAGAAAATGTATAGGATTGCTACTGCAAAGTACAATCCTTTTGCTGTAGGTGGGTCAGAGCAGTTAGGTGGTGGATCTGAGAAGATTCAGTTGCCACCAAGACCAGAGGAAGAGATCTATGATGATATCAATGACCCTTATGGTGGACATTGACTTAACATTGTGATACAATAAATAGGACGGGTGCAAGGGCATTGTCAATAAGACCCCCCGATTGTACAATGGGGCTGAGTATAAGCAGCATATGTACACCACCCTCATACATACCCCCTAACCAAGACCACGGGGTCATAATGTCTTATCATACAAGTAAAAAAATCGCACTCATTTTTAATGACTACTCTTCAACAAAGAAGTAGCAGCCCGCTTAAGAATTGGGACGAGTTTTGTTCTTGGGTCACTTCCACGGACAATCGCTTATACGTTGGATGGTTCGGAGTCTTAATGATTCCTTGTCTTCTAGCTGCTGCTACTTGTTTCATCATCGCATTTATTGCTGCACCTCCTGTCGATATTGACGGGATACGCGAACCTGTTGCTGGTTCTTTAATGTATGGTAACAACATCATCTCTGGTGCTGTTGTCCCTTCAAGCAACGCAATCGGTATGCACTTCTATCCCATTTGGGAAGCTGCTACTCTAGACGAGTGGTTGTATAATGGAGGTCCATATCAGTTAGTAATCTTCCACTTCCTTATAGGTATCTCTGCATACATGGGAAGACAGTGGGAACTTTCATACCGTTTAGGTATGCGTCCTTGGATCTGTGTTGCATACTCTGCACCTGTATCTGCTGCTTTCGCAGTATTCCTTGTGTATCCTTTCGGACAGGGTTCATTCTCTGACGGAATGCCACTAGGTATATCTGGAACATTCAACTTTATGTTTGTATTCCAAGCAGAACATAACATCCTAATGCATCCATTCCATATGGCTGGTGTTGCAGGTATGTTCGGTGGAGCATTATTCAGTGCTATGCACGGTTCACTTGTTACCTCTTCTCTAATCAGAGAAACAACTGGGTTAGATTCTCAGAACTATGGATACAAGTTCGGACAAGAAGAAGAGACATACAACATTGTTGCTGC